TTCCAAAGGAAGGAATGTCCCTCAAGATTTCGCCGGTGACTACTTGTTCTGGCAATTCGGAATCCAGCCATTGATCTCTGACTTGAAGTCTCTTTTAAAGTTCCAACAACGCAGTGATGCGCGTGTTAAGGACTTTAATTCGATGTCCAAGCCAGGGGGCGGTACTAAGAATGCGACGATATACAATAGGACGTCTGACCGGGTTTATACCGGTTCGCCTTATTGTACAGGTGTATACGGGGCTGTAGCTAGATACAACGTGTATCTTTCTACTATTAAGAAGAAGTGGGGATCTGTCCATTGGGAGATCCCTGCCTCTAACTTACCACCTCGTACCGATCCCGAGTATGCTTACTTAGCCGCTCAATTAGCTAATGGCGCGCGTATCACTCCTGACACATTGTGGCAGGCGATGCCGTGGACATGGCTCTTTGATTGGTTCAGTAACATGAACGACTTTATTAAGTTGTCCGCCAACACGATAGGTGCCGTTTCCGGCAGGTATTGTGTAATGGATTACACTCGGGTCCAGTGTCACGTCGATTCCGGCGTGCAGGGCTTTAATGGCACTGACGGTGCTTACTACTATTATAAGCAACGTACACCGACCGCTTTCGTCTATCCAGAAGTCCGCTTGCCGTTTCTTTCGAATCAGCAAGCGGGGATCCTCAGTGCGTTGGCTGTTCAACGCGCTCCCAGAAGGTAGGGAACACGTTAACAATCTTCGCACCAAGGAGTCGAAGTTATGTCTCTCGCAAATCCGGCCGTAATCACCATTAACTCGGTGGCTTACGACCTTCCTAAGATCAATCAGGACAACTACGGTAGTGAATATCTCTACCGTGGTACGACCTTTGAGGTTCGCCTCAAAATTCGCCACTCGAAAGAGGCGGTGAAAGCCGGGACAACTCCGATGATGCGCCACAACGTGGACATCGTTCAGACTGTCTATGCTACGGTCGACACTCCGATCATTACTCGTGAAGCTTACCTCGTTATTCGAGGCGAGTATAACGATGCTGATCTGAATGTATCCTATGTCACGCAGGGTCTCGTTGATTTTATCACCGATGCCCATATCCTTGACATTCTAGCCTGGCAGTCGTAATGGCTGCCGTCCTCGATTTTGTACGAGGGCATCCGAGGGAATTTTCTCTTCTGCTTGGTCTGATTGGTGTTTGTTTTTCACCAATCTTCCTTCGCCGTAGAAAATAATTCTCTTTCGGTTAAGGCTTTCGAGTCTTAGGTGAGAGACCAGAGGTCAATCCAAACAAAGGTGTTTAGAATGACTAAAGGCTCTGTCTTCGACTTCGTAGGACTCTACGCTGCACTTCTTAAAGATGTTGCAGCATATCTTCCTACAACCCAGAGAGAGTGGGATCGCGATCTATTGCGTATCACTACCCTCAGTCAAACTAGAGGACCCACCGTGTTTACGATGGATCTTCCTGCGATGGGAAAGAAGCTCGATGCTGCTCTCTCTCGCGGTCGTCTTGATCTGAAGGGTATGCCCTGTTCAGGGCCTACCCATTCAGGTTCCATGATTCCCAGACTATTCCGGGAGTTGTGGATACGACTGTTTGACCATTCTGGATGCTTGAGAGCCAACATCGATCCTAATGTCGTTCTTTTCCTCCGT